TCGTGCAATTTCCACTTCTCCCTTCTTCTTTTGCGACATTGGTCGCTCTCCAGCTTGTTGAAAGTCTCCGTCCTTTTCGCAGTATTCAATGGCTTGATCATGAGTTCCTTTCATTGATTCCAGATGCGGATTTCCCGGTAGTAATCGTTTAGTAGCTGGCATCCCCTTAGGATTCAGCAATTGTACAAATCCCTGCAGATGCGGTGTTCCACTCTCTCCCACTTCTTTCCCGACGATGATATATTTCACTTTCTTGTCCTCCACCAGTTGCAGACATGCTGCGACAGCGTTCTCCGATGGATTGTTCAACGTGAAGCACCAGCAACGCGCACGACTCATGATCAAAAATGCCACGCAGTCCGTGCGGTAGCACACCAGGGTAGGCCAGGTCCAGTATTACCCTGGCCTACTGTGCGTGCGGCAGCAATAGGTAACAAGTATTGCGCCCACGGTGTTCTCACAATTTTTTGTGATGGCTTGGACACGTAAGCGGTATAAGCGTCGTTTCCAGCGGCGCGGCTTAGCTCGTCGTTATGGCCGTCGTTCTGGAACGTATTCTGCTCGTACTACTCGTTCTTCAGGCCTTACTATGCGTTCTCGGCTTCTGGGCCGTCGACGCTACAAGCGGCTCTTGTGGAATTCTACGACGGCTCTTACTCATTATCGTTCTACAGAGGCTGACGCGTATACCTTTACGACTTCAGCTTCGTCTGACATTATGAATTCCTATATGCATCCAGCTTTAAAAGCCAGTTTTTGGACTCAAACGGGAGGATTAGTCCCGATTGATACTTCTGGTGATTATCCGTCGTTTCACGGCGATATTACTATTCGCGGTGGCATTTTAGGCTTGTCTCTGTTGAATACAGACGACACACCAGTTCTATGCAATGTTTACTTTCTTCGCAGTTCTAAGGACTTTTCAAGTTACACCAATCCCACTGCAGTTCATTGGGGCCACGATCCCACTATCGTTGCCGATTTCCGGCAGCTGTATGGACGGGTAATTTACTCTACCAAGAAGAGTTTGTTGCCCGGTGAGCAGTACAATGTAGAGCGTCGTATTCCATGTACCAAGATTGACAAGGTTGTTCACAACACCGATTATACATGGCAATGGTTTATTATTGTTGGTAATATGTCCGGTACAGTTGGTACCGACTTAGTTAAAGCAAATACGTGGCATAACCTTAGCTTCTCTGCTGATGTTTTGGATCCTGGTGCTTAGATTGACTCTATTTCGATGAATCAAGGAGCTGTCGCGCGACATCTCCGTCGTACTAATAAACAATCCTTTACTTTAAGCGAGTGACTGCTTTTTTAGGGAATTTATCCCCCGAGAAGGAAGGTGCTGCGTAGCAGCGCCGACTGGTACGAGCTTTTTTAGGGAATTTATCTCCGGTTAACTGCTTTAGCACTGTTTAGGCTTTTTTAGGGATATTAAGCTTTTTTAGCCCCTTTAGGGAATTTAGGGTCCCTTTAGGGAATTAACACATGTGTATTGACTTATAACGTCGTTTCAGAGCCTCCACTGTCTTCTGATCCTGAAAACACTGCTCGATCGAGTACTGACTTGTCACCAAGATTCGCTGGGGACGGACTTGGATAACGCCACCCTTGATCTCCGCTTGAATTGGATAGTGATCGCCCCACATCTTCAGGAAGTGTGCTATCCATTTTTCGTGGCTTGGATCTACGTCCTCGATGAGGACTGTCTCTTCCCCGTTGTAACCGTCCCACCACTTGTTCAATGGCTTGTTGAATAAGATAGGAAAATGTTCGCGGCAACTCCGACTCTTTCCGCAACCTGAAGGGCCCCAACGCCATTCATTGAGCAATTCATCCAATTGCTGTTGCTGTTGTGTTAGGACGTACTCGAAATGAATTTTCTTGACCGTATTCATACAGCGCATGTAAATGTCAGAAGGAATGTCATCAAATCGGCCTTCCTTCGCTGCTTGTCGAGCTGTATCCCATCGTGCAATTTCCACTTCTCCCTTCTTCTTTTGCGACATTGGTCGCTCTCCAGCTTGTTGAAAGTCTCCGTCCTTTTCGCAGTATTCAATGGCTTGATC